GTTCCTTCTGCGATCGACACAGAAGAAGTTGAACGTGCAGTCGGTGTACTGCGTAATCGTCCTGTGATGCAGCGGATGCGGCGCGACCTTCGTTTCCTTCAGGTATTCTCCTGAGAGGAAGCAAGGCTTGAAGACCGACCAGTTGATCCCGTAGATCGGGTTGGTCGTGTCCACTGTGCCGCTGTTGTTGTCGAAGTACGAAACCCACTCGACTGGGATGCGACGGAACATGACGTTGCCGTCCTTCGACGCAACATCGTTGCCGAGATTGTCGTTCTGCGACTCCAGGATTTCCTCAAGCGTCCCCAACACCGTGTAGTCGGTGTAGAAGCCGTATTGGTTTCCCATGTTGGAGAACGCACCATCGACGGGAGGCTTGAACGACGTTTTCGTCGCAGCTTCGCGCCATTTGCGCACTGCATCGTTTTTTTGAACGGCGGAATATTGCGCCGTCCAGTTGGCCCATCTGGAGTAAGTCGTTTGACTCAAACCACCTACGTCACTGAAGCCACTCGGGTGCCCACCGTTGAAACCCGTCGTGTTGTTCTTGACGATCCAGTACGGCACGCCGTAGGGCGAGAGCGTATCGGATGAACTGCTGGGCGCGCCCCAGAAGTTCGATTCCATCAGTTCCGCCAGATCGGTCATCGCGTCAACCCGTGAGGTTGACAGGAGACTGACCAACTGGGCCGGGGAACGGTTCATCGCAATGATCCGCTCTTCCAACGCCCAGTGAGTTTCAGCGTGCCGCCAGGGCACGTTGCCCGTCTTCTGCGTGTCGGCAGTCGTCGGGTTGTCGGTCTCGTTCAACTTCACGTTTCGAGCAGCGTTGTTGCTGAAAACGCGGACGTTGAACTGGTGGCCGTAGCCGGAACCGAACGTGACGGACTTCTTCTTCAGGATCTTGGGCATCGCGATGTGGTTCTGGTTGTCCACAACAATGTCAGCCCACGTTCTTTTTTCCAGATGTCGCAACGTAGTGGTTACGAGATCGGCATAGTCGTCAGCCTGGTAAGGCATGTCGGACCCTCCGTATTAGCTCGGGAAGCCGTCTGACATGTCGTCGAGAGTTGAATGTTCCCGTTGCCAGTTTGCGGCAGCCCGAATCGCAGCGTCGTAGCCACGATCCGAAACGTCCTCCTGGCGAGTAGGAACTGCAGATGACTGGTCTGCCACCCTCCGCGACTGCTTCGACGCCTTCTCCAATGCGTTTTTAGTAAATTGTTCACCGAACAAAGAATTCGCAGCCCGTGAAATAAGCTGCTGGAACGACGGAACTTCCTCGCCGTTCTGGATTTGGATCTGTCCGTCGCGAGTAGCTGCATTCGCGACCTTGATCCGGTTCTCGGCCAGTTCCTGCGGGAGTGAATTCAACCGCCCCCGGCCAAAAAGGTTTTCGTCCATCGAGTCCATGATCGCATCCATCTCGCGGCCAGCCGCTTCGGCCTGGATCATCTGGTGTTGCTGGTACATCGCCTGGTTCTGCTGCTGAAGCGCAACCATGCGTTGTTCCTGCTCCTGGAAACGACGATTGACATGTTCGTTCATCTGCAACACGCCATCGTCGTAATCCTCCGGTTCCTCGAAGGAATAGTCGCCGGCTGGCTGTTGCTGTGCCGGATCGGCAGCCTGTTGCTGCTGACCCTGCGTTTGTTGCTGCGGTTGCTGCGGTTGCTGCTGACCCTGCGCTTGCGCGCGGGCGGCGGCGGCACGCTGCACCAGGCCACCGATGACCCGGTCGAATTGTTCCGGTGTGTCGAAGGACTGCACTTCCTCGACCGACATGCCCATCGCCGCACCAAGTGCGTACTGATCGTTGCGCCACTCGACCTGTTGTTCCGGTTCCGGTTCAAACTCCGGCTCTGGTTCCGGTTCTTCGGGAACAACACCGAGTTGATTGATCGCCGGTTCTTCGGAAACGATGTCGAATTCCGGTTCGGTCGATGTCTCTACCGGAGAAGATTCCTCGACTGGAGTCTCCTCAACGGGAGCCTCCTGGACGGGTGCATCCTCAACGGTCTCGGTTGTCGCGGTTTCTTCTGGCATTTCGCCTGGTCCCCGAAGGGAGCATCCTGCTCTAGTAAAAAAAGGGGGCCGACGTGGTTTCCCACGCGGCCCCCTTACGAGCAGCGACGGTAAGGCGTCTAACGGATCGCGACTTCCGTTTCAGCCGTTAGTTGCCGGTGAGATTCCACCGGCCCCCTTGGTTCATCTACGCTTGTTCCTGCTGGTCTTTTTCTTCGCCTTGCGATAGGCCGCCATGCCTTTCGCTGTATACGAATACTTTTTGATCTTGCCGTTCTTTTTCAGCTTGGGCACGACAACCTCCAGTGACAAGTTTCCACTGAAACCGTTACGGTGTCAATGACATCCCCGTTATGTCAAGAAAAGTAGGAATCACGGTTCACCATTCCGATCGTGCGAAGGTATGCCCTTTGCTGCCGGTGACTGGTGAAATGGGGACGACCCTCGCTGTCGAAGTTGATTGCGAACCCGCGTTTTCGTGCGTGATCCTCGGCAGCCTGACGGTCGTCGGGATGAACTGCAGCACCCTCGCTGACGATGACCTGGGACGGTGAATAGGGCATTCTGACCTGCCCCACACCGCGAGAGTCTTTCGTAAACTCACGTCGACTGACCGTTTTGCCGTTGATCTTGTATTCAACTGCCATCAAAAACCTTACGGGGGAGGTGCGTATCCGTAGTCGAATCCAGTATCCGGCGCGCCGGGTGATATGTTTCTTGGCCCGATCGCGTAGTTCGGGTTGTAGGAACCGGCACTGGGGACACTCCCGGGACCGGGAAGACCCATGCTGTTGAACAGTTGGGCAAGTCCTGCAACCGGGTAATGACCGGCCAGGTTCATCACATTGGTCAGGGGATTTATCAGTCCTTCGTGCATTCCGATCACGTTGCCAGCCATGTTCACCACGTCGGAAGGCGGCGTTGGTGTGGGTGTGTTGCCACCGAATAAATTGCCCAACCCCGTCTTGGCGACCTGGGCCGCGTATTGTGGGTAATAGCCGGGAATTCCACCGACGGTCATGCCTGGCGGAATCGATTGGCCGGCAGGTGTCTGGGTCGGCACACCGCCCATCACGTCGAGAGGCATGTTCTGATACGACTCCTGGTAAAACTCCTGTGGCGGGGGATTCATCAACCGTTGTGCCGACTGGAGCAATTGATCCATTGCCGTTGTTCCGGCCACCGGCTGCCCGCCGGGACCAATCCCCGTTGGCATCGGCGGTGAGGGCCAAGGATTGGGCATGAATGCGCTCCCTAGTAACCGCCGGGAAACGGCAAGGATGATGGCATTGGTGACGGCTGCATCTGCGACGGCTGCGGTGCCGGTTGCTGTGGTGTTGGGAAAAACTCAGGGAACAGCATGTTTCCAACACCGCCGAGAATCTCACTCGACGATGGGATGTTTAACCCTCCACCAGTTCCCGCTGGCCAATTCGATGGGTCCAGGAGCGGCGGCATACCGTAACCTGGCGGCTGCGTCAAAGTGAGAGGCTGTACTGATGGTTGCAACCCCTGAGTCAGTCCACCCATGCCTCCCATGATCGCCTGGGTAATCCACGGAGCGAGTTGGTTTTCTGACCACGATTGCCCGATCTGCTGGGTAACATTCGCCTCGATCGCCGGTCTATCAAAACCCAACTCCGTATTAAATCCCCACGGTGGCTCTTGAAAACCAAACATCTGCTCCGGCGAAATGAATTGTTCTGGGTGTTGTGCCTGCTGTGAGATGTAGCCCTTGACCGAAGCCGGAGTCGGCGGCGACGGAAAAGGCGGAATCATGTTCAGGAAAGTCTGGCCGGGCAGTTCGGGACCGACGGTAGGTGTGAAGTTCGGGTCTGTCGGGAATGGAAACGGACCCTGATCCGGTGTTGGCGGGGCTGCCCCAACACCTCGGTAATCCCCAGAAGTACCGGGACTGCCGGGGATGATAAACGTCCCTTCTTCCTCACCGGGAATCGAGCCGGGAGGTGGCACACCCATGCCGGGAGTAAAACCGGGAGTCGGGAACGGACCAAGCGGCGTTATTGGTACTTCATTTGTTCCAGTTCGTGTAAGTACGCTCCTGGTTTGCGGAATTATCCATTCCCCCGGTGCATCACCGGGACTGCCGCCAGACGGAATGTGTCCTGGCGGGGTGCCAACAGGAACTACCACCCCCGTCTCTTCGTTGAACCAGACTGGTACAGTTCGCGGCCCCTGACGGTAACCGTCACCAGGTATCGTCTGCGTGCCCACCTTGAAACCGGGAGGAGGTGTAGGATCTGGCATCATGCGCCTCCTGTCATCATCGAGTCTGCCGTGCGGCCTGTACCCGACATCAATTGACTGATCATGCTCGCGTCAGCATTCTGACGACTCGCCGCACCGGGACGATTCACACGCACGTTCTCGCGCGTTGTCACCGGGGACTGGCGTGGACGATTGCGATCGGAACCGGGTGAACCACCCTCGGGACCAGGCGGACCCTGGTTGACCTGGGTCACAAGGTCACGCAACTCGGGAAGGTTCGAGTATTTCGAGTAAAGATCAAGCAACGCCGGCATGTTCAACTCCATGCCCTGCTGCTGCAGCAACGGCATCGCCGGAACCAGTATCCCCTGGACTATCTGGTTGATCGTCTGCAGACGCTGACCGGGTGACTGGTGCTGCATCGAGTACGCTTCAATCTCAACCTCATGCTCGTACACCGAATGCTTGCGTCGATCGTCAGGCGAAATCTCCATCTCCAGGGGCCGGATACCCTCAAACTCCACCGTTACCGGGTAGGTCTGCAACGGGTCTTCCCAGAGGTGATATCCGAAATCCTTGATCACGTTGCGGGTAAACTCGGTCACCTTGTCCTGCATCCCGGCAATCCGCTGGTTGGCAGCCGAGAACAACAGACGGTCCTGGCCAACCGTATCACTCTGCGGACCCAACCCGCCCAGTGCATCAAGGTTGCCGGCCATCCAACTGAACAGGTCGCGGCTCTGCAGCATGAAAGCAAAGTTCCGCTGATCGATGCCGCCGAAACTCTTCTCCTGGATCGCGTCGGGATTGTCCACCGCGACAACCTCGCCGTCACTCGTCTGGCGAATCCGCTCCGCGTCACCGACATCCGCACCCCGCGTCACACCGATATGCTTGACCCGCTGTGCCTGTCGCTCCAACTTCCGGTACAACCCGTTGACGATCTGGTGCAATCCCTGCCAGAGCATCGCCGGGGCCAGCGGCATCGTGTTGCCGTCAACCTCGTTGAACCACAACATGTGGAACGGACCCATGTGACGATCCGGTCCCTCCCAGTCGACAATCCGCAGAGGTGCCTCGCCAGCAAGAGGGGAAAGCGTCACCAGCTTCTTCTCATGCGGTAACCAGATTTCCCACAACTCGACGGTGTCTTCCAATGCCGTCTCGACCTGGGCAATCCCAGACGCCAGCGTGCCGATCCGCTCGTCGCCACCAGCCTCGTTGAAGTTGTAATTCTCCTCGGCCCGTAACTTGTCCCTGACCGACTTCTTGAAACTCTTGTTCTTCTTCGCCTCGTCGAGTCGCATCCGGTAGCGGTGGCCACAATACGCCACTTCCTCCAGGTGACGCGCCGACATGTCATGGACCCAGTCGTCGAGCAGGACGCTGCGAATGTAGGGCTGCGTGTTGGCGAAACTGTAGCCCTGCACGTCAACCTCGCCGCGCGTCTCAACTCCAACCTTGCAGATTCCCATCGAGAGCAACGACTGCTTGACGCATCGCTGGATCTGCTGGTGGACGTTCTGCTTGACGAGTTGCTCGTTGAGCATTCGCTCGTACTTCACGCCCATCGGTCGCAACTTCCGATTCCGCGTCACCACCAGAACCTGCGGTGGCCGCGCACTCAGGTTGCGCTCGTAGATGTTCGTCGCCAACTCCATCAGGTTGACGTGAACGGGACGATCAGCAGCGTCGTCGGAATAGTACACTCCGACGTACTGTTCGACGGCCTGACGATGCCTAGAGCGAAACGTCTCTAGCTTACGCCTGGATGCCTCGACGGATCGCCGCAACCGCTGAATGTGAAGAGGGTCTTTGGGATTCAATCAGCATTCCAACAGCCTCATTCCCAATCGGTTGTTTCGGCCAACTCGCGTTGACGACGCTGACGACGCCACTCGAACGACATCACCGGAGCCTCCACGGTCTCTCTCTGCTTGGCCCTTGACTCACGCTCTCGCAGGATCTTAGCACATAACGCATCAGCAATCACCACGTCACCGTGATTGTCCCGACTGTCGCTGGGATCAATCGTCGTCGATGCGCCACCATGCTCAACTCGCCCACTTGGAAGATATACGAATTCCCCCGCCTGGATCAATGATTTCTCAGAAGGGTTGATGAACTTCCCGGTCACCAGCGAGTCACGGTAGTTCATCAGCAAATCCTTTTTCCCCTCGCCAGTCGAGAACCAGCCGGGCCGGTCGCTCTGCTTACGACGCAGACGGGTTTCGTCCTCTCGGAAATAAATGTGTGAATACTCGCAATCCTCGACAATCGTCCGGCCAAACGTGCGGCCCGGACCCGTCGCCTCCCAAATCAGGAACGCGCCCCGGCCCTCGGTTCCCGAAAACATCCGGCACAAAGCCACCGACAGTTCCGCGAAACGATTGGCACTGATCCGGTTGCTGCACAACTCGGCCACCTTCTCACCACTGAGCCTGTCCACCACCGACAACGCCGAATCACTCGCCCCGGTCCCCTGGGAAATGTCAGCACCAACAACGTAATCACGGTCCCGGGGGGGATTCATGTCGATGTCCAGGTCGCACCAAACCTTCAGCAAACCGACATCATCCTCGACGAAACGTGGCTCATACCCCTCCTCGACGTACAAGCTGCCGACGTGAC